GCTGGCAAATAAAAAAGCAGGTGATATAATGGCTAAAAATACTGGTGATGATTATAGACATGGAGCAGTGGATAATCGTTCACAAACTTTTAATCCAGTAACAAAAAATTGGGTAAAACGAGATACTACTACAGGTAAATTTATTGATCAAAAAACATCAAGTAACACTCCTTTTAAGGGTGTTCGCAAAGAAAAATAATATAATTTTTTAAAATAGCCAGCACTCACCTTATATTTTCTTACTTTATTCCACTTCCTGCTTTTGGTGGCCTTGGATAAGTAGGACGTTTTATTTCAATAATCTGATTAAGTTTTTCTTCTTTCCTACCAAATGTACTGATAGCATGACATATAATAATAGTCGCACATATTATTAATGTAATTTGAACTGATATAGCCATTATTTAACCCCCTTATATACTTGGCCTATTACTATAATTAAAATCAAATAATATGCAGCATAAATTATATTATTTTTAAACAACCAAAACATTGATGCCAAGTATGCTAAAAATATAAATATATCTCGTGTGAAATTTCCTTTTCTATATAACCTCTCAAATTCTTTATATTTTTTAGTTACTATATCCACTTGTTCTTCAATTGTTTTAAGTTCTTCTTTGGCTTGTGTAGCATCAATATTGATTTTAAACTTGTACCCATTATTTAATTTATCTTTACCATCCATTTCTAACATCTCCTTTTAATCAAATGTAGGAATAGTTGTACACCTACAATTTATTACATTCTCAGCACTTCCACCACAGCCAGGGCACTCCATTTCTTCGCCATTTACAATAAAGCTTTTATCTAAATCAACTTGTTGCCCATCAGCTTCGGCATGCCATTCCCTTTCTCGTCCATCTAGTGCGGTTAACCATTGCTTACCTTGTACTACTCCACTTTGATTGTAACTAAACAAGGTTGCGTTATTGGATGCTCCTATGACCTCAGTACGTGCTATACTTTCAACCCTATAGGATTTCATGCCATCGAAATACTCACTTATTCTATCCATTAGTTTCGGAATGCTTTCACCTAAACCTTGTCCTTCAACTAGTTGATTCTTTATAAAGCTTTGAGTAGTAGAATTGATATATTTTATTTGATCTCCACAATATTTCTTTAACCATTCAGTAACTTTAGGGTCATGCAAATTAAAAGATGTACTTACATTTAGCTCATCCATGATTTGCTCACCTTTATCAGCCATTATCTTTTTAAGCATAGGTAATATTTGTTCTGTTATATAATCTGATTCTGTTCCTCCATCTAAAAAATTCAATATATCATCTATATTGATTGATTTAATTGCCTTTTGCGATTTTATGTTTGTAATTATAATATCTTTTTGATGGTCAAATATTTTATTCCAAACTGGTTTCATATCTTTTTCAAACTTATCAGTTTTTTGTACAAATGCTTTCCAATATGCTTCCTTATCTAAATTATCAAATTGTGATTTAAGTTTTTTTTTAATGCTTTTTTCTGGATCTGCTGGTGGTTCATCTTTAGATGGTATTGGTTGTGTTGTTGGCATTGGAGTTCCTAAAGGTTGTAGCCCAACAGGTTGATATATTACATCCCCACCTTCAATATGTTGTAGATTCCATCCCATAAGCTTGTTAAGGAAATCCCTTACCTCATTTTTAGTTAAAGATTTATCTACCTGAGCATCAAGAACTGATTTAACAAAGTCCTTATTTCTTGGAACTGGATCAGTAAACTTAAGTTCATCAGCATTTCCACCAAACATAGGAATAAACTCATTATTCACTACATCTTGGATTAAATGTAGTAATGGTTTAATAGTATGCATAGCAAAAGTATATTCAGCAGCTTCGGCAGTAGATCTATTAACATCATCCGTAATACCTACTATTGATTTAGGTACTCCAAAAGCTCCTAAAATTCCATCCCTAGTATTATCCTTTAGGTTAGATATATCTAAATCTTTAATATTAATATTTATAGGTGTAAATGTAACTGATCCACCTTTAGTAAATAATATTTCTCCACTATTTTCTACACCTCTATGCTTATCCTTATACTGTTCTACTGCTCTATCGTATTCATCTTCTTCCATATCCGGAAAATTAACAATACCACCTGGTCTTGCATCGTTATAGAAAAAGTTTTTAATATATGTTGATGTATATTTATCAATTTCTAAATTATTAGCAGCAGCTTGTGCTGGTCCTTTACCAGAGTAAGGATTCATTAAGTCAGGTAGATTAATAAATATAACCTCATCAACATCTAATGGAATTTGTTCAGCTCCAGCTTGATACAAATAACCTTTTATAAAATTATCTTTATCAGGTTGCACCCATATATCTAAAGGATTAAGACACCATATTTCTTTGGGTCTACCTAGTCTATCCTTGGCAATATACCAAAAACATCTGCCTGTTAATTCAAGGTAAGCAGCTGACTTCCAAAGCAGTTGGTATTGTGACATAAATCTATTAGGATGTTTAAGCACTTCTAATGCTGGACTATTGGGTTGTACAACATCTCCTTTATATGATTTCCATTCACTTGAACCAATATTTTGAGCTATCCTATTAACTGCTACAAAAAGCCATCCAATTTGGCCATAACTACGAAGAAAGTCTGAAGTATTCATTTCAGGTGCAATTCGAGATTGTTGAGAGTACCATCCATCAAACATTTTTCTTTTAACATCATTTACAACTTTATCTACTGTCTTTTTAAAATTAAAAAATCCTATTTTTCTCACCACCTTTCATTTACGCCCAAGTCATTTTGAATTGCCCTGTACTTTTAATATCTCCAATCCTATTTGCAAACTCAGAAGTTACATCGGCAGCATCATCATGAAGTGAAAATTTCTGACCTCTAAATTCCTGTATTTGATCTGTAAATTCTGAATCTTCTTCGCAAAATATAATCTGACCTTTATTCATGAATGGAATTATAGTTGAAATCTTATCATCTTTATTTTTCTTCTGAGCTTCATTGATGATAGTTATCTTCCTATGTTTCAATATAGGATTTTCTTTTATTAATCTTTCTAGCATGAAAGCATCAGCGCCATTGAAGGTATTTTTTTCAATGTACACATGGGTTATTTGTTGATATTCTAGTAATAATTCAACCATACGTCCAACATATTTATCAAAGTCGGTACGAGCATTTATCTTTGCTAGTTCCGCTTTTCGAGCATACTTTAAATTGTTATCAGCTTCACTTCCAACTAAAAATGCTGAGTAATCTGAGCTAGTATTAGCAGTTGCACCTGGATCTGCGCACAACATAGTTTTTTTAAATTTATGTGTCTCCATAATTGCCCTTGGTTCGGTAGCAACAGTTTTAAACCATTTCTCACCAATACTATCAACATCACCTTGAACTTCTTGCTTAAAAGAAGATGGATTTTCATAGTAACTCATTGCCATGTCTAAGCAATCCCAAAATTCAGACCACAACATAGGAAATTCCATTTCTTCACGATGTGACCAATAAAGTTCTTTAGCATCTTCTAAATGTGTTTCTATTTTAAAGTTAAATAATATATCTTTGAATTGTTTCCATAAACCAGTATCAAAATAATTATCAAGCCCATTAACATTGTGGCCCTCTTCATTTGAGAAATCATCAATCAAGACACCTTTTTTATTTTTAAATTTCCATGTTGGTAACTTCATTAACCTGCTATAAAAACATTCCTTATGTTGAAGTGTTCCAACCGCAATAAAGGTAGTTCCTTTTTTAACTACCTTGCCATTTCTATATACTGCTTTCTGACTAGCATATTTAACATCATCAGAAAACCTCTTCCATTTCTTTGCTCTAGCATCTTCCGTTCTAACATCATCTTCTGATTGGTAATCATCAAGGATTATTAAGTCCGGTCTGCAATTGTCATATTTACGACCACGCATAGGAGAACTTGAAGAAATAGCTTCTAAAAAAGATACATTCGTGAACTCTAACTGTGTAGAATTACAAATGTATCTTTTATCTCTATCATTTAATAGTTTCCCAAAAGCCTTTTCAATATATTGATTCTCTAAGAAGGTATTCTTTATATCTTTTATAAACTTCTCAGCAGTACTTCCTATATCGGAACAAATCAAAGTGTATTTTTTAAACTCATAACAATGACTCCAAATAGTTGTAGCAAAAGTACCAAACGCACTCTTGCCTGTACCTCTTGGGAATATTCTGCCTATTTGATCTGGCCCATCTCTGATAATAGAATCTTCTATATCTGTCCATAGCTCGTGATGAACTTCTGCTATTGGTGCTGCTGCATTATCTTCCTTTTCCAAAAATACGTCTTGAAGAAAATACATACAAAAGAATTCAAGGGATCTTTTACCTACAGACCAAGCTAGACCATGATAATCAAATAGATGGTCTTTATGTTTATATAAAAGTTCCTTGGCCTTTTCAGCATCATATAGCTTTTTTAAGTAGGTATAAAGCAACCTTCGATTCTCTTTATTTTCATCAATCATATTTCACCTCTTCCGTTTCTATTCCTCATACTCAAAATCAATACATTCTTCATCTTTGATTCCATCGTTCGAAATAGCTTCTTTAGTTATCTTACATACCCATTCAGATTTTTTGCTAAATAAATCTTTAGGAATACAATTTGCACAATCAAAACAATCATTTTTATTAATCATGTTTAACCTCAACTTCAAAAAAAATTATAGAAAATGTGGAACCCAATAATCAAAATCCCACCCTAATCTTTTTTGGGGGAATTTTCATTTTTCTTAATAACAATCGGGAAATAATTATTAATATATATGCAGTTATATATGTATATTATTTGTTTTATGCATTTATTATTCACATATTTTATACATTTCTTTATACATAATCAACACATCTTCTACATGCTAGTATCTGTCTCATTCTACTACTACCAATTGTTTCGCTTTATTCAACTAAACGTAGATTTAGCGAAATAACTTTATACATTTCAATAAATATTATATTTTTACCATGGGAAATATTATTGTTCATTATCAAACTCATTAAACTCTTTATCTAACACATCAGTACTAACATTATCTTTATCATCTCTATTATCATCTACCTCAACCCTTGTCGTTGCCTTGCCTAAGTTTCTATCAAGTATATCTTGTGCAGCTGACAACCTTGTCTTCTCATATTTACCTTCTTTAAGCAACTTGATTACTTCATCAGCAGCTAACGTAGCAGCACACTTTAAACGCCCCTGAGCTGCATTAATATACTCTTGTCCGAATCTGCTTACCTCGGC